TTGCGTTAATTCGTCAAAACCGATCCAGTTGAATGCCTGACCTTGATATCTCATAACATCATCGTCACGATCAAGGTAAGACATCCAGAGTGTTGCTCCACTCGGAGCTACCCAAGTCTTATCTCTTTCCATAAATTTAATACCGGGAATTGCTTTAGGGTATAATTGTTTAGATACAGAGATAAGTTCTCTTAGTTCTTCAGTGCTTCTACGTACTAAAAGCATTCTAGCATTAGGGTTATTTAAATAACGTACAGGGTCAGCAACCAGACTATACGATTTACCACCACCTGCTGATCCACCATATAATACTTCTTGTTCAGTAGAAGCTAAAAACTCTGTCTGTGGACCGGGGTTAGGCTCAAATATAACTTCTCTGGTATTAAATTCTTCTACTTGCTCAACCTGAAGAGACTCTGGTTTCTCTTCCACCAAGTCTTTCTTCTTCGAGCTTCTTCGCCTTTTCGAGGGCTTTTTTGTATTTTTCAGCAAGCTGGCGTTGGTTTGCAGCTTCTCTCTGACGTTTTCGTTCAATTTGAACTCTCTTCATTAAACCTACGTGAGATATATACCTACCTGATTCTTCACTTAACCAAGCAGCTACATCTCTGTAGCTATACTGTTTTAGGTATTTCTTACCTTCCTCTAAAAGATCTAACTCTTCTGGGATAGGTAATAGTATATCACAATCGTCAGGGTCTTGTCTATAACCAAATGGAACTAATCTACCTACTCTTACTACTTTTCTCCACTCAAACTTTTCGTTTGGTTTTGGAGCAGGTAGTGTCCAAACTTTATCAATCTTCTTCATTTTTAGGTGGTAAGATAAATAAAGGGCTTGCTGCAGTTACTTCTACTTTATCTGATGCTTTAAATCCACTACGATCTAATACATCTTTAGCTGCTGCCATTTTTTCTTTGTTACCCAAATCAGTTGGGCTATCCATAATTTGTTTCATAGAGTAAGCAGCTTTAGTTGCACTTGCTGCAATAAAACGTTTAGTGAGATCTGCAATTTCATCCTGCAAAGAATTTACAATAGCTGAGGTTGCGACAGTCTCTGCATACCCAGCCATCTTTCTTGCTTGAGATAAATTACCTTGAGCTTCTTCAAATAGAACGTTAAGAAACTTTTGTTGCTTTTCCGTTAGATTACGGCTCATGTTATCTTCCTATGCGGTTTTACTTTGGCTCTAACTTTTTTAGGTTGAGCCACAAACTGCTTACCCGCCTTAGTGCCTTTTCGTTTTGCTCGTGATGTAGCGGCATACTCAGAAGAACTAAGAGACTTAATAGCCTTCTCAGGTAAATACCTTTCGCCTGTAGCCTTGGAACCTTGCGTTGATGGCTTACCACTCTTGGTTCTCCACTTCTGCTTACCCCAAGACTTTAGGCTCTTTTGTGATTTAGCTAATGCCATTTAACAACAGTCACACTCTGGATGACACTTACGATTAGTCAATGCACACCACAAACGTTTAAAATATTTTCTCATTTGTAACCACCACCTTTTGCTTTATATTGTTTTGCGACCATTTGGGCCTTCCTTGCGCTCCATTGTCCGGGTGCTCCACCTTTGCCTCCAGCTTTAACGGAAGCAACAAGGCGCTTACGCATACTAGGCTTAGTATAATTACCCGCTGCATTAACCGTAGATTTTTTGCCTGATTTCGCCACGACTGATCCCCATATCATGCAGTTCTTTGTTACTTAAATTCATAAGTATCCAATAATCTGCTCTTCGTTGTTGATTCTCTTGAATCTTTTTAAATATTTTCTTAAACATAGCACCACTCCTTTTATCTTGTGCAGGAGTAGTTTTACATAAATAGTTATATCATACTATAGATAAGATTGCAACCCTGTTATGCATTATCTGTTGGGGTCAAAGTACTCTTCTACAGAAACAATTACTTCCATAGTATTAGTAGTTTCACCAAAGACTACGATCTTATCGCCAGAATGTAAGTTAAAGTATCCACCATTTACAAGGTTAGTTACAGAGTGTCCTGACATGCTAAGTCCATTAGCTATATAATGATACGCATTATCTTCAGCATGATAAAACTGTACATAAACTTTTTTAGTAGAGTTGTTATTATTACTTATATGTAGATACCTAGTAATGGCACTAAAGTTAGCAGGACAAGTATACACAACAGTAGCACTAGCATCTGCCGAAGTAGATGCAATAGTGTACCCTTGTGTATGAAACTTAGATTTACTTAGATCTGGCATTAAAATCTTTTAAAGCTTGGCGTGTGTTAAACCCACCATTATCTTTTTTATACTTAGCTTTATTCTTTTTAAAGAAAGCATTAAATGCTGCAGACTGACTAGGTAGTTTAGTATCTGTACCTTTTGGCAAATCTGGAAGTTTAGCCATCTTTTTACGTGCTTCTTTAGTAGACTTATTAGCCGCCTCTACTTCCATTTTTTCATCTAGTGTCATAACACCAAGTCTAGTTGGACCTTGAGCTTTTTTCTTTGGACGAGCTTTGGGCCTAATAGATTTTTTAGGTGCAGAACTAATAGGTTTTTTAAGATCTTCTGCATATACAGCAGCCATTACTTTACCATTTTTATCTGTATAGTAAAGTGCTCCAGCTTTTTTAGCAGCAGAAATACTTTTGTATTTACCTGCATTCTTTTTAGCTTGGGTAGCAGTCATACCCTTTGCTTTAAGTTGATTATTTAAATATGTACGTAATGATACAGCCATTGTTTTATCCTTTACTTATAAGTATTTTTAGGGTTTGCAATACCAGTAGGAATAGTACCAGTAGACTTAACCATACCACCCTGATTGTACATAGCTACTTTACCACCTTTGGCATAAGCTTTCTTTTTCATCATGCCGCCTTTTTTCATACCTTTTTTCATATCGTTTGCACCTTTACCATCTGCTGCAAACTTAGGTACTGACATTCCATTTACTTTAGTCATAGGCATACCGCCCTTAGCGTAGCCTTTCTTTTTCATGCCTCCTTTGGCATATCCTTTTTTCTTCATCATTGTTTATTCCTCACTATATAAATTGTTGAACACTCGTTGCGTATCCCAAACATAGTCTACGTTTTCTTTTGAGTTGTATACATGTTGATTAGGTTTAAAGTCAGGAGCACCTTGCCCTGTCTCAAACCATGCTGGGTGAGTTACTCTCACTCTATTATTGGGCAACGCAACAATGTTACCTGTATATTCTCCTGCATCTAACAACTCTAATACGTGAGACTGTTTATGTTGTGCAGGGTCATCTGCTACTTCATTATCTGTGTAGTCTACAGTAAAGTAATACTTAGCTGGATAAAACTTATCATCTATTTTTGCTATCCAAGGCGCAGGGCTTGCTCTCTCTAACTTATACACACTATGTGTATGCGACATACAATCCCAAGGTTGAGCTAAGTACGGGGGTAACTCGTTAGGCCACTCAGCCAAAGGTGTATCCGCAACCAACGCAGTGAGCGGCATCCTAGCCCACATCGCTCCACCGTGGATGTTTTCTGATTCATCAAAGTCTGACTCACAGCCTGTGAAGATAACTTGGAAGCTGAGTGTTCTATTGGGCATCGTAGTAACACCGATGACCATACAGTGAAGAAACTCTCCATGGTATTCCTCTAAGTTATTTGTGTATTCCCTACGTACCCATGCTTTGAAATAAGGTATGCTACTTGTTAGATATGGCATTGTGTTTCCTTCGCAAGTCTGCCTTAGCTGATTTAAATAGGTTAGCTATTGCAGTTTTCTTCATAACTTTAGCACGTTGTTCTGCTACTGTCAAGATCTGAATTTTTCTTGCGTAAGGTTTCTTTATCTTTTTTACTTTAGCTATTGTAGCTTTTGCATCATCCATAGTAGCAAACTTAATTGATACTGTATCTTTAGGATTTTCATCTGTGTATAACCTACGGCCTGAACCTTTAGGTTTTTTACCAGTACCTACTTTAGGATCTTTCTTTTTCATGCCACAATAAAGTCTACTATTTGTCCATCAGGAGTTCGTAGTTTATTAGGATTAGGATTGTAAGCGTACATCTGATTGACTAGTTTAAGATCTTCTACTGGTGTATCTGGAGTAATCTTATTAGGTTCTTCTACTTCGTTATTTCTGCTGGACCTGTCTTTATCTGCTTTTTCAAAAATAATATTATCATGAGTTTGAAATGGCATACTAGGTAAAGGAAAGTGAGAGATAAGAGTCATTACCACTTAACCTTATGTGACCAATATCTAGCTGATAATTTGCTAGGCTTAGAGTCTTGAGCATTATGTCGAGCATAATAGCTTTTCTTGCGAGCTTTGTCTTTTGCAGACTTAGGATTCTTACCAGCACCACTTACACCTTGCTGCCCAAAACGAATAAACTTATAGGTGTCACCTTCTTTAGCCATAACACAGTGTGACTTCTTGGGGTGATTAGGAGTTCTCTTAGGTTTGTTTACACCTTTAAGACCTTCCTCTTTCATCTTAGTCTTAACTCGCTCAGGTATACTCATCAGATCATACTCAATGCTTGGTCTAGTGTTTCTTTATTACGCCTAGTCCAGCCACGACCAAAAGTTTCAAATGTTCTTAGAGATTCATAAAATTTCTGGCGTTGACTAAAAACACTTTCAATAATCATTTTAGGATCTTTATTCATAACAGCTTGTAGAGTCATAGGACCAATAGCCCCATCTGCTGTTGCTCCCACAGCACGTTGAATAGCTTTAGCTGGGCGACCAGAACCAGAATTAACTCCCCAATCAAAGGCGCACCAATCTACACCACCGGGAAGATCATCCCCCCGAACTTTATCCCAATAGTTTTTCTTATAAATAGGAGCTACATCCATAAAATTTAAGTCACGCATTTCTTGTTCAGTAGACTCACGACCAATCCACTTATCATATACGGCCTTAGTAACACCAAGGTTGGTCATACCACCCGGATCTTTAGGATGATTCACAAACCCACCTTCATGATGTAGTAACATTGATAAACATTTGTCAAAGTTCTTTTTCATTACTTTCTCCCGAAAAATTTACTTACTGACCTAATTCCTATAGATGCTGATACTATACCACCAAGACTATATTGATACCATGCTGGCATAGTCTCCAATGCAGCAAATCCAGCTTGAACAATACTATTACCCCAATCCCCACAAAATGCCAAAATTAATGGAATACTAAAAAGTAGGGTTATCCATTCGTCCTTCCAGCTATTCTGTGTAGCATTAATAGCTGCTAGATCCCAATCAATCTCACCAGTAGCTTGTTTAACTTTAATTTCTGCGTTAGCTTTTTGTATTGCTACCTTACCATCTAGATAAGTAGTAGCTAATCCCCCAACTGCTCCTAAAATTTGTCCAATCATTTTTCATGTCCTAACCAAACAGCAAATGCCCCTGTCATAGCACCAGTTACTGTAGCAGTAAGGGCTGTAGCCTGAGAGGTCATAGCATCTGGGGGTAACGACATAAACCAAAACAGAACTTCAATGTACATCCATGTCATTACTAGCATCATTAGTCTTGGCATAATCTTCCAAGCTAGAATACGTTCCATTGCTACAGTCATTCCCATTCCCTTTTTACCCTAGGCTGAAATACATCACTGGCACTAAGATGACCCTCTAGGTACATAGCTCTTTCAACTCTGTCTAGGGTATACTTAACGCCAGTATCTTGAAATATTTTTTCTCTTACGTAGAACACATCAGATCTGGGAATATGTACTCTACGTAGTCTACCCTCATCTTCGTCAGCTAAAGCTTTGTAGAACTCTACTAACACATTATCATCAGAATACATCTTGGGCATTTAATTATCCTTAGTTATACTAGTTTAAAATAGGAAGTCAATACCTTTTACCTACGACAAAAGAAAAAATCGACACTATCCTTAAAGGATTACTATAAATAATAAATATTAATTATAATTATTAATAGTATTTAATACTTAAAGAGTACTCTAAGTATTACTTTAAGTATATTATACCGCACTTTAAATATTTGTCAACACTAAAAGTAAGAAATAGTATTTAAATTTATTTAATTTTTCTTTACCAACTTTAAATTTCTATAATAGGTCCAGATCTTACAAAGTATAAGTCCAGTTAATCACAAATTGTTACAATACTGTAATATACTACACACAATTCCCACAGTATTCTATAGTAAACTTTACCTTTCGTAGTAATTACACAGTTAACCCCCTGTTTTCTTTAAAGAATACTATATATGGGCTAGTATTTATTGTGGTTAACAGTTAAAAAATACCCCCCTCTGTCATTATGGGTATACACACACGTAGACCCCCCCGGTGGCCCATGCCCACGGCCTCTTAGGAGGCTATGTGTGT